TTGATATGCTTAAATTCTTTGCGGATAATATTTTTAATACCATCGCTAGAGTTTAGATTCTCCAGGTCAATTTCTACAGGGGAATCGTTTTGGTCAGAAACAATAGCTTCGTTGACCACATCTTCAATAGCATTGTCCACTTCTGGGTGGAGTGCCATCTCCCGATATCTTCTAATGAGTTCATGCTCAGTTTTGTAGATACCTTCAATATCTACTACCTGACTAGAAAAACCCCCTTGAATGTAATAATCAGCCCCACCCTCACCAGTAGTGGGGATGGGACTGACTACGCCCTTGGGAGTCTTTTCGTTATCATCAATAGAAAATCCGAAGAGTTTCGACATTTCAAATATAGAGTCTTTGTATTCAAAGACTATTTATCAAGCGACATCTCCACCATTTCCAGCAGCTTCCCACCATTGTACTTGGAGGCTTACTGTAAACTCCTCGGTTTGATCTGCAGAATCATACGACAGATCAAGTTGAGAAATATTTGTTGGGAACACACTATAGAATTTATATGTTCTAAGAACAGGCAGATTCTGATCAGATTCCTGAGAACCAGGTGCTACTGCAGATCTACCAAGTTGATAGACATATGCGTCTCTAGTATAATCCTCTGGGTTAGTAGTACCAGAGTTGTCGGACACTTTCGACATAGAGTTCATCCATCTCTCAAAAGAGGAACGGATAGCAAAGTCGGTGTCATTAATAACAGTGATAGTCCATTCATCGAATGTTCTGTCACCAGCAATTTTTAAGGTGCGCCCTCTGAAAGGAACGCTAATGGGAGCAATGTTTGATGCAGGAAGTGCTGCTGCCTTTACAAGAAATCTTGCTTTAGCATCAAGGTCACTTACAGAATCATCTACTACTCCATCTGGGAAAGCAAGAACAACCTCAAAGAGATTGGGTCTTGCAATACCGCCAGACAGTCTCGACTTAAACTTGTCAATAGTCCTGTCGGCGGTCTTTGGCGGATTTTGTGAATTGATAGCCATTAGTTGGGTTCTCCTTTGAGTTTATTATTAAGGCGATCAAACTCGACCAATAACTTCTTCAAAACTAACGCCCGTGCGAGTAGCAACGAATGTTAGACCGATGAAGTTAATCGACCTAGCAGGTTTGATAAAGATGTCAGCAACGAATTCGTTGTTGTCGATTACCGCTGCAGTGTTGTTTGTTTCGTCACAAACTACAACGAAATCGGTGATACCTCTCTTAGATTGTACATCTCTGAGGAAAGGTTCTACAATGTTCAAGAAGTTAAGTCTCGTGATCTCATCATTAAACTCAAAGAGTTGGTCTCTTGCCGCTGCAGAAATTGCTTTTTCAAGGAAGATGAAGAGACGGCGAACATTGATTCTGTCGAAAGCGGAAGACTTGCCAAGACCAGTCTTATCACCAAACAGAATAATACCAGCACCAGGCGAGAAGATTACTGGGTTGACTCTTGAAGAGTACAACTTGTCTCTCTCTACCTGTGAAGGATTATATGCAAGTTTTACAGCATTGAGGATTGCGCCTCTTGTCGTACCACCTGGTGAGAACCAAGGGAAGTTGTTGATGTCATTTCTAGCACAAACGCCAGCAATGTCACCATTCAGAGGTACATAGCGGAACGCTTTACTGAAGCGATCATACATGTACTTGTAACCGCTATCAAGGATAGCGTAAGAAGATGATGTGATAGAAGAGTAGAATGCAGTTACCGCTGAAGTAATTGTATCAGACTTAAGAGTCAGATCTTCTCCATCACCAGATGTAGCAAGGAAAGCACCTCTAAACGGCGAGATACATGCTACGCAGTCCTTTCTAAGTTCTGCGACTGAAATAAGTTTGTTTGCAAGTGCTTGCGAGGCTTCTCTGCCATGAGCAGCAGAACCCATCATCAAGAAGTCTAGTTCGTATGCATCTTTATTAGCAAGGAGATCGTAACCAGTAGAAAGATCACCAACGGTTACCTTCAGAGCATCAGTAGCACTGATTGAGGTCTTACCGCCATAATCCAATCCACCCGCAAATGATGCTTGATAGTTACCAATAGCAGCGAAGGAGACATTCTCGGTGTCTTGATCCCATGCAACATCGGTCTTAGGATCAAAGTTTGCATCAAGATCTGTCGTAACTACACCAGAAGGAGCTCCACCACCAAATGCATATTGGCTAGCGACTTCAAGAAGTTTTCTCCAATAAGAAGGTGAACCAGCAGAGTAAACCGAATCTTTACCTTTAGAAGCAGAAATATACTTTTCAAGGAGTGTTCCAGCATTGCCAGTAATCTTACCAGCGTCATCAATTAGAGCTACATGAACCTCATCATTTTTAGCACTTCTTGCTGCAGCAAACGAGGAAGTTCCAGGTCTATCTGCGAGAGAGTTCCAAGCAATAGTGTTGCCGTTGCTAAGAGTGATTGATTGATTATCAAACCAATCTTTTGCTCCACTGTAATCTACATTACCGTCATATGCTGCAGCAGCAACATAGCGAGCATCACCAGCAGTGATACCAGCACCAGTTAGAGCGGTAAGGAAGTCTGCATTGGCGAAACTAGATCCGTAAGAAACGGTGCTAGCAGTCCATCCAAGTTGACCAGCTCCGACAGCAGATTGAACATGCAAAGAGAATGAACCAGAATTCTGGAATTCATAAACTCCACCTGGTGTGTAGTCAACTGCAGTTTCTGTACCAGCAGCACTGACATGAGATACTACTTTAACTGATACCTCGCCAGATCCAACTTCAGTAATGACACCCTTAAGGTATCCGTCAAGAAGTGAAGTTGCACCTACTCCAGCAACAACTGTTCCAGAAGGAACTGCTTGAGTAATGCCAAGACCTACAGTGAGGTCAATTGGTGAAATACCGTCTTCATAACCAGCAACAGCAGCAAGGCCGCCATTGGCAGTAGAAGAGAATCCAAGGATAGCGGTTGTATCAAGACCCGTAAGGGTTTGATCCGCTAGACCATCTAGAAGGGCAACTTTAATTCCGTTTGCCCAAGATCCAGGGTTTCTAGCAGCAACAACTACACTGGAAATGTTATTCTCAGAATAACCTTTATCAATATAATCATCTACGCTTTTGATGATAACGCTACTTGCACTTCCAACGAAAGCGTTCTTAAACTGACTGTCAGCAGATCTGACAACTCTAAGAACACCACCGTATGAAAGATACGAAGATGCTGTAAGCCAGTATTCGTAATGATTACTGTCTCTGTATGGTGAACCAAAGGTCTCCAGGAGATCCGCTTCGGTTTCAATAAGTGTGGGTTTCTCGACTGGTCCTTTTGCAAAGGGAGCTACGAGACCTGCAGCTTTGGTAGAAGTAGGATCTACTCTACCTTGGGTCAGGTCAACTTCCCTTACGACAATTCCAGGAGATGCTAGGTTGAGCGGCATCTTTAACTCCCAATAGAATCCAAATTTGTCTACTAATATTTAGAGTTTAGACCTTTTTGAGTGGGGAAACTGGTCATGAACACTACCAATCTGGATACAACCAATCCCTTCTTTTTTCTTTATTTCTCCTATATTCTACTACTCTTTTTTTAGTACACATCTTACATTCATACGAATATGCTGATGGGGTATCTCCTCTATCTTTATGAGTTCTATAAAAATCACTCATGAGATTTTTTGTTTTTCCACATGCTCTACATTTTCTTTCTGTCAGAAACAAGTGACCATATTCAAACTCATCCCCTAGATCCATTAATTATATTCCCACATGTATGACATATCACCATATGTTGCCGTAGCCTCCTTATCTACAGTCCATCTATCACCACCTTCCATAAACGACTCATCATCTAGACCATCACTAATAAATCCAAATGGTGCCATGTCTTGTTCAATTTGTTCTTTCTGATCCTCATAGATTCTTTTACGGACATCATTATCCGTCATTTCTCTAAAGTAATCTTGAGCAACTAACCATGCAAAGATAACCAAACACATTGCAAGGTCATCGTGACAACCATCTTCTGCCTCCCACGATTGTTTCTTCTGAATGAATGTTGTCAGTTCAGCAATGATATCATAGTCGCTAGTTACTAACTTATCTTCTTCCACTAATGCTTTTAAGTTTGAGCATCCAGTCTTCTTAACAGCAGCAGTCATCCTGACCCCTAACTGAGTTTTTTTGCCACTGAAACCTGTGCCTACTTGCTGACCAGCTCTACCTCTCATAGAACACATCAGCATATTCTCATATTCTAAATCGTATTGTAAAATTGTCGCAACCTGTTCTCCAATATCATTAACTTCTACTAATACATAAGCATTATTATATGCCTTCGCCATATCCAAAATAATATTTGGAAACAGCATAGGTTTAATTTCATTATTTTTATATCTTGCTGCCGTCTTGTACGGAAACTCTGAGATATCAAAAAC